AACCTAAAACAACAGAAGAGAAACCACAAGGTAGAATGACTAGTCGAACAGGTGAAGGTTATAAAATAGGCAATACTGTAGAAACACATACAATGTCACCAGCTCAATTAAGACGTAGAGAGTCTAGAATAGGTTTAGGACAAGGAGCAAAGAAACCTTATGGAAATAAAACTATAGTTGGAGGTAAACAAATTCAAGCTAAATCATTAGATGTGTTAGCAGCAACATTTTCAGTAAAAGCAGGAGTTGGTTTAAAAACACCAACACCAAGTGCTCGTAATATTAAAGATGAAAATAAACCTGGTGTTCCAGGTTCTAAAGTAGGTATGAACACAAGAAACAAACCAGCAGGTGCGTATGGAGAATTAACTAATCCTAAGAAAGAACATATGCAACATGGTAATGTACAAGATGCACAACTATCAAATCATGAAGCAACACACCTAGATCCAGAGATAGCAGATAAATTAAAACAAGGTGGTTGTTATAACACATGTGAAGTTGTTAGAGAGTATAATGATAAAGATAAAAAAGAAACACTATGTAAAATGGAACCACATTTTGTAGATGAGAAAGGAGATATATGGTATGCATATAAAACTAGTCATCAAGAAGATATTTATGATATAAAAGATAGTAAACAGAAACCTGGAAGAAATGCAGAAAGTGAATCAGAGATGGCTGCATTACGTGGTAACGTGCCACATTCTAGAGTTAGTGATAATGATTGTCCTTCTGGTAGTGCATTAGAACAAAATCTAAGAGGTAATTTTGGTGGAAGAAGTATGGGTAGAAATAATACTAAACCAGTTGGTGCACAGTCAATTACACCAGAAACAGCAGGTAAACTTAAAACAAATTCAGATAACACATATACAGGTGAACCAGGTGGAGGTAACTGGGGAAGAGAACCAGGAGTAACAAGAGAAGATGAATCTAAATCCCCACAAGAGGCTATACAACCTAAACATGTTAATGCTACTACAAATGAAGAAGGAGCTAAAGGTCTAGATAAAGCATATGGTGATCCACAGTTAGAAGCTAATAATTCAGAAGATGGTGTTAATAGAAAGATTAGATTAGATAATGACCCCCCAGCAGAATCTTTTGAGACTAAACAGAAAAAAGTAAACAATGTAGCAGGATGGAAACAAGGTGAATCTAAACAGAAACCTGGTGTACATGCATCTACTGATGAACACCATGCAATGGTAATGGGTAAAGTACCACCATCTAGAGTTCAAGGGTCAATGTCACATTCAAATATCACAGGTACACAAGATGATTGTAGTGAGTTATCAACACATAAAGATGTTATTGGTGGGTATGAAGCACAAGAAAATGCTGAACAACATAAATCAGTTCCTGTTGACGGTGGTGGTAATGCAGGTTCTGGAGGAGTTAGAGCCGGGGCAGCCTATGAGACATCACAACAAGATACAGGTGCTAAAGATAACCCTAGAAAGACAGAAGAGAGACCATATACAGGTGGAGAAGACAATGCAACTGGTGGATCTAACGAAAACTTCGAAAAAAGTATTATAATTCACCAATTAAACATGGAATTCAAAAATAAGCTTATATAGCATATCTTTATATAACAAGAAACGTTTATAATAAATAACAACATGACTGACGAAGTTAAAAAACAAGAGAACGACGAAGAAAAAGACGAATCTAAAGAAGAAAAAGAAGATAAAGAGAAATCCCAATTCGGATCTTCATTAGATGCTCTAACCGAGACAATCAAAAACTTCGATATTAATGGTCTTAAAGATGAGATCAAGAATGTCGGTGCAACAGTAGACGGATTTGATGCTAGACTAAAAGCTCTAGAAACTCCAACAGACTTGCCATTGAAACCAAAAGTTTCAGCTGACGAGGATATTGGTGCTAAAGTCAAAGCTCCAGATACTTATCAAAGCAATTCTTCACAAGCTGGAATCAAAGAAGCTGATCCTGAAAATGGACAAGCATCTGATAAAAATTCCTTAAGCATGCAGGAGAAAAGTTTATCTCAAGCAGAACAAGTCTTTACTACAGAAACACCAAGACCAGGCGCAGCCCTAGAAACCGTTGAGAAATCATATGGTAGACAAGTAAGTGAAGTGTTAAAAGCTGCACGAACTGAAGGCTATGAAGGTCTTAGTAATGTAGGCAGACGTATTCTTAAAGGTGACTTCGGAGCTCCAGAAGATAGTGAGGTTCCACAATGGTAAAAATACAAACTATTGATGAACTAGAAGCACTATACTATGGACATAACCGAAACAGCCTACGAAAGGCCGACGCCCCAATAACTACTTCAACCGCAGGTACATTCAACGCCATCTTTGGCGCATATGCTTGGGCCCAGTTAAATCTTGAAGCAAATGCTTTTGGTATTTTACCAAAGTATCCTTGGGATAAATCTGGATGGAGGGTTATTACTGCTAAAGCAGACACATTAGCAGATACAGGATGCTGCAACAACACCGCATTAGGCGGTACTGCAGAAGGCGGCTTAATCGCAGATACAATCAAACCAACACTCGCAGAAATTGACGTTAGACCAAAAACTGCACAACTACCATTCAGTGCCTCAGAGGTAATGGAATGGTTGGCAACACACAGCAAAGATGACATTTGGGGTGGCTTAGGCTCACTCAGATTATTCATGGCTGTACAACACAAAGAACTTCTTAACAGAATGCTCTTATCTGATGTTGAATTACCAGCAGTTACAAACTGTGGTGCATGGGGGGGAACCCTCAACTGGGAATCTTTAGACAGAGTCATCTCAAGTGACGCTGAAGAAGATGTAACCGGTGGTTCATGTGGTACAGGTATGTATGACCCATGGGCAGCAAATGCAACCATTGATAGGGATAGTGGAACAACTTACGATTCAACAGTATGTTCTGCCTCTGGTGCCATTGGTACCAACGGTATAGTTACTGATGATGTTTTAAGAACATTCCTTAGAAAAATCCGTATCAAAGCAGGTAAAGATCCTAACGTATTTTTGGGCAGCCACGAAGTTTATTCCGAAATTCAAGGCTTATACATGCCATCCGTCCGTATTGCAAATCCATATGGCGAAGCATTAGTACAAGTCGATGTAAACGGTATTCAAACATTCAAAGGCACAGGTGTCGGTATTCATGTCGACTCAATCTATGGAGTCCCATTCATTCCAACCAAAGATGCACCAAGCAATTCTTGTGATACATCTGAAGTCGGAAGACTATTTGCATTGGATACATCTGATGCAGAAGGATATGGTTACCCAAGATTAGGTATCATGGTATCTATTCCAACAGAATACTACGAAGCAACACGCAGAAGTCCAGGATATCCATTCATCAACAATGCATTCGTTGAGAAAGGTGTATTCAGAACTATGGGTGAGCTTACATGTAGAAGTTTCATCGCTCAAGGTAAGTTGAGAGACATTAAACTCTAGACAAACCACATTTGAACCCAAGTATTTAGGCGTATGCTTAAGTATTTTTTTTATTTAAATCCCTTGAAAAGGGGACTCTATAATCATTTATAAACTAAACTTTATATACCACAATGCACATTCAGTAGATATGACACTGACCATATCAGTAAATTCTAACTATGAGAAAGTTACAGGAAAGACCTTAACTCCTCAAGCAGAATTAACATCACAGCTAAAAACCGCTATTGTTGATGTAGTCTATGCATCTTGTGAAGATTATGATATTGCAGGAAATGTAGTTGATTTATCTCTAGATGGTAGATTTGATACAATTATAGCAGTTGAAGTTATGGAAACAACTATCGGTGTAGTGGCTCAATATGTTCACGGTGCAAATGATGCAGCAACATTAGGTAAGTTGAAAATCTATGAATCAGGCACTGCCAGTGCAGCTCTAGATGAAGCAGACAATGCCGATGCAATTAATGCAACATTTAGACTAAGAGTAGTTGGGTACTAACCCTTTTTTATAATAAACCTTATATAAGATTTACCGCTATATATATTTATATGGCTCAAATTAATACTAATCGTGAGAAGATAGCTAATGATGGGGGCTCCCTAATAGGAATTTATAATGAAAATGAAGGAGTAGCAACCACATGTGCATTCACAGATGGATTAGATGTAGATGCAAGAGCAATTAGAGAATCAGTTTTAGTTATTCATAATAAAACAACCGGTGATTTAGATTGGAGGGTACTAGCAAATGCAAGACCTTTATCTTCAATAGTAGCTCCAACAGGTACAAATGATGATGATGAAGGTTGGGTTGTAATTCAAACTGGAAGTATAGCAACAACCGTAGCACCAACAGTAGTTACTTTTTCTAATCCTTGGACTAAATTTATTGTTCAAGTTAAACATACAACTTTAACTACAAATGTAGATATCTGGCATCGCGGTGAAAATTAATGCCTGGTTCAGCTGATGCGGGAGATGGCACTGGTGGAACTGCAGATACAACAAAAGCACTAACATCTGCTGGTATTGGTTGTGGTGTAATCCTAAATGCAAATATAAATGCTTGTGCAGCAATAGCAGTATCTAAATTAGAAGCAATATGTAGTGGTCAAATCATTGTTGGTAATGCTTGTGCCGTAGGCGCACTTGTAGCAGTTTCAGGAGATATAACAATAACTAATGCTGGTGTAACTGCAATCGGTGCATTAAAAGTAACTAGTGGTATGCTTGCAGGTTCTATTGCTTTATCAAAATTAACTGATGCCCCTGAGGCAAATGCTACAGCAGATCAATCTAACGCAGAGATCAAAACAGCATATGAGGCTAACGCTTGTACAAATGCCGTAACAGATGCAGAAAAAACAGTTTTAGGTAATACTTCAGGTACTAACACAGGTGATGGTAATATAGGTTCAATCACAAATGGTAGTGTTTTATTCTCAGCAAGCTGTGCAGTAGCACAAGATAACGCTAATCTATTCTATTGTAACACATGTAATAATTTTGGTGTAGGAACATCTACACCTACAGCAACACTTCATATATCTGGTACTAATCAATTATGTCATACAGCAACTGAGAGCGATGATCATGGGTTTGAACTAGATATTAATGCCGCAGGTTTTGGTGATGTAAAAGCATTTGATGCTAATTTCACAACAGGTGCTATAGCAGTAGGTGAAGAGGAAGAGGTATTCCTATCTAACATAGATGAGTCACTGTCATGTGGTGGTGAGATTAATGCATTTGAAGTTCTTTCTACATCTGTAGGATGTGCTACTGTTTATGGTATGACTACTGGTATTAATGTAGCCCCGATTGAACATAATTCAGGTACTTTCGGTGATATGGATTCTATCCTAGTTT